TAGAACAAAAGATTATAGAATGTAATCTATATGAAAATATTTTATGGATACACCAGGATATATTCTTTAAAGATAAAAGTTTATCCAACTTTAGCCAAAGTTTACCACAACAAACACAACAAACACCTAAACTTAATTTTAGATATGTTGATAATTCATTTTTTCCAGGAACTCATAGATCTGGATGGGAATATGCTGGTTCTGCTTTAATAAATAAATTTAATTATGATGAAGCCAAGACAATAGTTGATTTATATGTAGACAAAACATTTTTATGGAATTCATCTATTTATGAAACTAATAAAAAAATTCCTTATACTAACCCATGGTTTGGATTTATTCATCACACTCCTAATCCTGAATATACTCCTAATTCATTAAATGCTATATTAGAATCACCTGTATTTATTAAATCACTTAAAGTATGTAAAGGTCTTATTGTACTATCTAACTATTTAAAAAAATACCTTGACTTACATTTTAAATTTAAAGTACCTGTTTATGTATTATCACATCCAACTGAAACTCCTGAAATTAAATTTACTTGGAATAAGTTTGAATCTAATAATCTTAAACAAATTATACAGATTGGTGGATGGTTACGTAATTCTTATGCAATTTATGAACTAGCAATTGATGACAAAAAATTAAAAATTAACAAAGCATTAATTCAAGGTAAATTAATGGATAACTATGTAAAACCATTAGATCTTGATATAACTCAACTAATAAAATATATGTATAAAAATCCATCTGATCTAAATACAAGAATGTGTTCTGCATCAACAAATAAATATGTTGAAGGACTTGTTGAAAGTATAACACGTGCTTATAGTTCTGTTCAAGTTATTCCTCAACTATCAAATAAAGAATATGATTTACTACTAAGTAAAAATATTGTTTTTATTAATTTAATTAATGCATCTGCTTGTAATACTTTAATAGAATGTGTTGTTAGAAATACACCTATTTTAATTAATAGACTAGAAGCTGTTGAGGAAGTTTTAGGATCTGAATATCCTTTCTATTATGATACTATTCAAGAAGCTGGTTATATGGCTACAGATTTATCATTAATTAAAAAAACATATGAATATTTAACTAAATTAGATAAAACAAAACTTTCTATTAATACTTTTGTTAAAGAATTTGAAAATATAATTATAAATTTATAGTCTTATCTATCTAATGCAGCACAACAAAATAAACCACAAGTTACAAGTTCAATTATTAAAGAGATACATCCTACAACAATATTTGTAATTACTGTAACTTGAAGCATTGTATACAATAAAGTTGATTTAAGATCTTCAATACATCCAACGCCAAATAGCTCTACACAACCCCAAATTAAAAATGTTACACAAGTAAATATTTGTAAAATTATTTTACAACTAATATTTGATTTATATTTTGAGTTGTCTGATGATTGAGACTTTGTAGCTGCAGATCCAACAATTGCATTTATTATTAGACTAAGTAACAAATATAACCAAGCATTTGATTTATTACATATATCTTTTTGTTCATCATATGAAGTTTGGCAAAGGCTCATAATCATATATACAATATATGTAATTGCACAACCAATAATTCCTAAAACTAATAGGATACTTCCACACATAATACATGCTCCATATTCTTCACTAAAATTAACTTTTTTATCTGTAGATTTAATTTTAGTATCATTTATATCTATAACTTTTGTATTAATCTGATTAGATTCAATATCATTTGATGTTAATCTTATTTCTTTAAATTTTTCAATAGAAACTTGTCCGCTTGTTTCTGCAATTATTTCTGCAATTGTTTGTGGAAAAATTATTTTATTATCTGACATAATTTTAATTTAATTACTACTAACTAATAACTATTACAAAATAAAATAATTTCAATTTTTATATTATCTATTAAATGCAACACAACACCAGGTGAAAAGAAAATGAGATATAGATCTAACTTGGTTGAATAATATCTTTATTGTTACCTTGATATGTTCCAAAAATTATATCAAAAATTGGAAATAATATACAATAATTACAATTTAAAAGTTTATGATGAATGCTATGATGTGACCAGTATAATTCTGAATGTGATAAATAAGACGTAGTGATGTACATATAAAGAATTATTATTTGTTCAAAAACAGATATATTTATAAAAATAATTGGCATCCCGATTGAAACAATTGATGCAAAATCATCTAAATCTGTTAAAAAAAAAGTATCAAATGGATAAACAATAACATTTGTATGATGTTTTTTATGAACATCCACATAATAATATTTATGAATAATTCGATGGTATATATAATAATTTAGCTCAATGAGTAAACAATACAAACATATTGAATATAATGATTCCAACCAACTATGTTGTCCATATGGAATTATATTATCAGAAACAATATACATAAGTCCAGTTGATTGAAGTATTAATAAAGGAACATTTTTTATATATTCATTAATTCTAGTTATTCTTTCTTCATTGCTAAAATTAGGATTTATGAATGGATAACAATTTGCATAACAAATAAGATAAGAAGTTATTGTAGAAATTGAAAATGTAGATACAATTATACCAAATGAAATCAATATATTCATTTTTATTATATTAATAATATTATATCATATTATTTTATATTATTTTAATAACTAATTAATAAAATAATTGGGATTTTTTCATCGAGTTAAGTTAATCTTAAATTATTATTTTCTGGTTCTACTTGTGATGTTGAATAATACTCAAGATAAAAATTTAAAAATTTTTTAAATTCACCTACAAATTGCATTCTTGTTCTATTATCCATTTGAGCTGAAAAATGTAAATTTGATTCATTATATACAAGTGCCCATGTTAGTCTTTCTGTTAATTCATCATATACAAGTGAATCCTCTCCATTTAATACACTAAAACTAGACTTTGATTGTTTACCAGTCTCAAAATCACTAATAAATTCATTAAAATCTTCAAAACTAAACTTGAAATTTTCAACAAATGTTAGCCAAGAGTTTGTATTAGTTTGATATATCTGTCCATACATTGTCTTTGTTAAAATTGGTTCATCTCCAAGATAAATAGTAAATTTACTAGTTTGATTATGAATTGGTTCCCAAACTAAATTCCAGTTCATTTTTAGGTTATGTTAGATATTTGTATTTTTTTTTCAGTTAATCCAAAAATCAATTTTTTTTTATGAAAATTGTTCCCTGTGTGGATTAATTTTTTTTTATGAAAATTGTTCCCTGTGTGGATCAATTTTTTTTTATGAAAATTGTTCCCTGTGTGGATCAATTTTTTTTTATGAAAATTGTTCCCTGTGTGGATCAATTTTTTCTTAATCTAGTTTATATAATGAACACTCTACTTGGATATACAAAATCTTATTCTTGTAAACCAGGTGATCAAATTGAATTATATACTCATTTTCCTTCTTCTTATTCATGGGTAGATTTGTATGCTCAAGCTAAACCTAATAAATTAGTTACAGTTAATTCTAGTTTTAATTCTATACACTGTATTATTAATCAATTCACATCTACACCAGGAATTGTTTGGAAAGGAATTGTAGTACCGCCAGGATCTAAGTACCTGACAATTAATTATGATATTAGTTCATCTATTTCTATTTTCCCTTATGTTAAAGATTTATCTGGAAATGTTTTATATTGGACAAATTTTACTAAAAACTTAATTAAATCAAAACCAGGATCTATTTGTATAAATATTAACCAATCAAAACAACTTGATATATATTTAATGGCTCCAAGTGGTAAATTTGAATTAGGTTCTACGTTTTTAGTAAAAAATATTAGTTTTGATTTTAGTACTGTACCTAATACAGACTTGTCAGTCAGTTTATTTTCACATAAAAAAACTCTTATCAGTAAAATCCAACTTGATTCACCTATATCACAAAAATTTATCCCTAATTCATTTGCATATGGATGTGGTTGGACTAGACCTAGATATATACAGATCCAATCTGGAATTAGTTCTGGTTACTATTTTTTAAAACTAGAATATAAATCTCAGGTTCATTGGTTGGTTGTAATTATAAAACCCGATTTTAATTTAAGATCTAAAAATAAAATACTTTTAAATAAAATACTTTTATTAGCAAATACTAATAAATATAATGCATATAATACATGGGCTGGTTTAGATGGGTCAATTAGTTTATATACTTGCAAGACAACACCTTACTATCTAACACATCGTATTTTATCTTTGGAAGGAACTAACGGAACTAAATCTAATTCTCCTATTGTTGCTAACTTTGTCCATACAGAAAGACCAAATACTACTGCTAGTTCTTATATAAAAACTTATTTTTCTTCTGATATAAAAACTTTTCAGTTTTTTAATGATCATATTTATGGAGAAATGCATTTACCTAATTATCTTGATAGACTAGGACTAGGATTTGATGTAATTACAGATCAGGATATGGAACAACTTGGAGAATCTGATCTATCTGGTTATTCTATATTTATGATGCATGTCCATCCCGAATATTGGTCAGTTAAACAATTACAAGTATTAAATCAAATTAATCAGATGGGTATGGGTATTATATATTTGGCAGGAAATGGAATATATTGGAAATGCACATGGGATGGTAATCAAATGGAAGTACGTAAAGATAGGAAGTTCCATTTAGATGGGACCAAAGGGGGTCAGTTTAAAGAGCTTGAATTTTCGCAAATGCTCAATGGTTATCAAATAATTAAAATATATTATTCTAAAATGTATTCAATGGCTTTAAATCCTCCTGTCCCATACAAGTTAGCTAACCCACCATCTTGTTTAGTTCAAGGGCTAACATCAGATAATGGATTAGTTAATAATCAAATTGGATTTAAAAACTTAAATTCATTTGTATTAATATCAGGAACATCTGGATGGGAAGTTGATAAAGTTACTAGTTTGACAGATATCAAATACATTGTTGGATCAAGTCCTGATGGACTTGGTAATATTGTATGGGTAGATAAAACTAATACAGCTGGAGCTGTTTTTGCTGCTGGATCTATAATTTATACAGGATCATTGGCAGTCGATCCTGGAATTTCAAGACTAACTCTAAATGTAATTAATAGGATGTTATAAACAACCTAAACACGCTTCAACTTAGGACTCTACCGAGGCTAAACTCTTTTAAGTTTAGGAATATCATGAAATCATATGTTCTAAGTTGATCGTGTTTATACACGCTTCAACTTAGGACTCTACCGAGGCTAAACTCTTTTAAGTTTAGGAATATCATGAAATCATATGTGCTAAGTTGATCGTGTTTATACACGCTTCAACTTAGGAATATCAATAACTTCATTTATTAGATAAATTTGAGAATCAAGTTTTTTTGGTATACCAAATTCTTTAGATACACGACCTACTGGAAAATCAAAGTCTTTATCATATACTATACCTGTATCTGGATTATACCAGTATTCTCCAACATCTGATAGTTCACCTTCAATTTCCATTCGAGCTTTAATTTTATATACTTTTACTTTTTTTTTAATAGATCCTGATGAATTCAAACCATTATCTATTTTTTTATCATAATAAATATCTTGTTTATATGCTGGTCCAACAAATTTATCAAAATAAGAACTTTCATTAAATTTAAAACAGGTATATTCTCCATTAATCATGTTATGATTCTTAAAAAGTTCACAATCAATTGCTGCTTCTCGAACTGTTTGTAAAAATGAATCAATAAGTAATTCCTTTTGCATTGCTAATGAATAAATATCTTGATCTGTTGATGGTTTTGTTATCTTTGAACCTCCAGGTCTAACTGCATGATATCTAAATATATCTACTTTACGTTCATCCATTGGTAAATCTGCATGTGAGCACATACGTAATGCACGACCTATCAATTGTTGAATTCTTACTTCGTTCCAATATGGTTCCATCACATGGACCTGTCGAACATTTCTCAAGTTAATACCTTCTGAACCTGCTGGAGAGATTAAAATAAGTTTGATCATCTTTCCATCTATATTATCTTTTGCATTAAATGCCGACAAGTTTCTTTTACGAACTTCACGATCAATCTCACCATGAAATTCTGTGTATCTGTAATAGTCTGATCCATTTGCTTGATTAGCAAAATTTCCATAACCAAAACAACTTAAATATATCTTGAAAATTTCTAACCCTTCCATCTTTACAAAGTTTGAGAAAGCTAGAATAGGACCTTTTGATCTCATCATATAAAATATCATTGCTGTCATCTTGCATGAACACGAATATAAAATTTTAAGTAAAGTAGATTTATTTTTATGCCCCTTCCAGAACTCTGCAAACTTGTACTTGTACTTGGTCTTAAATATTTCAATATCATCTGACAAAGTATTACCAGATTTTGTATCTTCAGCTGCTGCTTGTGACAAATGTTCTTTAAATGTATTTATAAAACTTTCAACTGCTTGCAAATACATTGATACATTCTTTCTAATTGCATCAATATCAAAATCTTTTTTAACTGCTGAATCTGTCATCTTTTCTATTCTTCCTGAAATAATTTCTTCTGCCTCTCTTTCTGTTAATTTAAACTTTGCTGGTCTAGGACGATTTTCACCAGTAAAGTTCCCACCCATCACTGGAAAAACAAAATTTGAACTTTGACGAGTATATGATCTGTATACTGTAACTCCTGATTTATTCTTTGCTCTAGCTCGTTCTAACTGTTCTTCAATGTATTCAAAATGTTCATATACTTGAAGTTGGTATGGATCCATTGGTATTGATTTAACTTTTATTTCTTTGGCAGCAAATAAATTTGGATCCGAACCAATATAATATGATACCAAACCTAGAATTCTTCGTTGAAATATATTTTTACTTTCAGGATTTAAAGTAAGTGAATTACCTGATCTAGTAATATATGTTTCATTAAATTTTGTTTCTGTAGACGGAAATATTCCTGGTCTTAACAAATTAAAGATTAATGCAAGTTCATATGGAGTATTAACCGCAGGAGTACCTGAAAGTAGTACTACACGAGTTGAATCATTTTCTTTCTTATCTTGGATTATATAATCATAAATTGTTGAAGCACGCTTACCTGTTTTGGTAATCATATTATTATATACATTTTTAATAAAGTTGTGTGCTTCATCAAATATATATATATTTTTTTTAGTCGAGTCTGATTCTTTAACAGCATTTAAAAATGATTTGTCTGCATATGGTGAATCATAATTTATAAATTTTATATTAGACATGCGCTCTTCTTGGTCTTCTTTTGGTAACCATTCTTTCAAATCTTTTAACCAAGGATCATCTTTTAATGCTGATTTTATTAAAAGAAATACATTCCAACCTGGATTATAATTATATAATACATTATATACATTAATTGCAGCTACTGTCTTACCTGCACCTAACCCATGATATACTAGCGCATTATGATATGGTGATCTATAATCTAAAATAGATCCAATAAAAGCTTGGTAGTTTCTTAACTCTTTTACATCACCTGAAGACTTTTTATTACAAGGATCTTCACCATCTTTTCTTTCAATAGGAGGTAAATTATATTTTTTAAAATTAGATAAGATCCATAAAGGGAAAAGTCGGCCATTAACTTTTAAATCTATATAATTTTGTGATTCTGCCATTTATTTACTATAATATATTTGAACATAAAAAAATTAATAAAAACAATTTGTTGTTAGATTTTTATAGATCAAGTCTCTATTCTCTATATTATTGAAAGATATAAATGTTTTATCTAGTTAAAATACATTTTAGTAAATAAATGAATATATCTTGGTAATATAGAAATAATTATGTATAATTATTTCTATATCCCTGGCTGGGTTAGGCTGGACTGGAGATTCTTTAATCATCTTTGAAGGAAAAATCTTCAACTCCAGCACCTCCTGGACTTCCTCCAGGTATACAAGAATATGGTTCATGTTCATCCGCATTTTGTCTCCTCAAGATAGATACACCTTGGTTATTTTGATCATTAGATCCTTGCAAAAAATTATTTTGTTCGCTCGTTGCAATCAATAATATATATTAGTCCATGATTATCTTTTCACGGACCAATATGCTAGATTAAATGGATTTTATATAAATTTTTTATAAAATCTATCATTAACCAAGCTATAAAAAGTTGATTTTTTTATTAGTTAGAATCTACATCTACTTATATACTAATTATGAACATGTTAACAAATAGTGCTGATTACTATTCAAGAGATCAACAACTTAATATTGATCCTAAAACTCAATATATTTCTAATCTTAAAAAATTAGGTTATTGGGAATTTAATAAAAAAGAACTAACTGATAAATTTATTGGAGAAAAATTAATAAAATTAATTAGCATCGAATTTACAAACTATAGTAATGATTCACAAATATTTGACTTTTCAACATTTGAATCTTCATCAATTGGATCTTTTATTCTAAAAATTAAATGTTCTGATAAATACCAAGAATACATAGAATACTTGGATCGCATTGAACTCAGAGCTAAATTACTATCAGAGTGTGGATATGATAAGTTTTATGAACTATGTACTCCAGAAGAACTAATCTATTTAGGTTGGTAAAAATAAATTTATTTTATTAACTAATTCTTTTATTTTTTACTAAATAATTTTTTTAACATAATAACTAAAGAAATGTACAAGTCTAGAACATAATAAATTATGTTACAAAAATAATTTATGTCTAAAAAATTTTTTAAATAAATAATTTTTGCCTAAAATAATTTTTAAATAAGTGTGCCATCAAAAATTATTTTATTTTTCAATGATCTTAAAATCGTCATTTTTTATTTTTTTTCCATATTTTCAGATTTACGAGGACCATTTTTTTCGCCAGACCCCCCTAAAAATTCCTCTCTCTCTCTGGGATTTTTAACTTATGTTAAGAAAATAAATATAGATTTATTTATGACATTAAAATATTTATTATTTATACAATCTTTTTTTTAGTTTAATATTAAATAAAGATTGTATAAATATAAGATTAGATTTTATATATGCACACTAATTATAAAATATTGTTATAAGATATAATAAAGATTATAATAATAAAATAAATATATTAATAATATAACTTTAGATCAGAAAAGCTTTATGTCATAAAAATAAGATATAAATATATTTATGTCATAAAAATAATTTAATACTATAAATCTACATAAAACTTATTTTTGTTTTTAAATTTAAAAAAATAATATAACTATTAATTAATGGATAAAATTAATAATGGATATATTTTATTACTAGAAAGTAACATAAAAAAATACAAAGATTTTAATAAAAAAAATTATATGCAAGAATTAGATTTAATTAAGATTAAAAATAGCGAAAGTAAAAGAATATGTCCTTATTGTGATCGTATATTATCTTCTTTATTAAATTATCATAAACATATTGAGAATTCTGTATGTAGAAAAGATGTAAAAAATACTTGTGTAACCTGTAATAAATATTTTTCAAGAAAAAGTAATTATGATTATCACATAAAAAATCAAGTATGTAGAAAAAAAGACTTGTTAGATATTATTTATCAAACAGATTCTGATTCTTTACAACAAACTCAAAATAATGTAACACAACTAGTTCAACCAACACCAATCCAACAAATAACTAATAATACAACTAATAATATAACTAATAATACAGATAATAGTACAAAAAATACAACCAATACAGCAAATACAACAAATATACAAACACAAAATAATAATAATCAGCAAAATATTATTATTGCGGTTTCAGGAAAAAAAGATATAGAAGAAGTTTGTAAACAGGTTTCTAAATTAATTCCTTTTAGATATACCAAATATAAACCATCAGTACAAGACTTGATTAGTTATTTTAATAATCCAAATAAAGCTATTCAACATATTATTATAAATGAACACTTTAATCCTGATAAACCTGAACAAATGAATATCCATAATACCAATTGTAGATCTAATAGAATGCAAGTCTTTGATGAAGATGAAAATGGAAGTGAACGTTGGATTACTAGAGATAAAACTGATGTTTGTGATGATCTTTATGAGAAATCTGTTAATGAAATGTTCTTTGCCAAACATAATCTTAAATTAAAAGGTTACCGTACTAGTTCAGAAAAAGAAAAAAATATGAATGATAAAATTCATCAACTTGAGACAAATAAAAAGATTAGAAAAGAATATATGAATAAAATTTCAGATATAACATGGGATTATAAGGATGTGGTTCAAACAAATAAAAGAAATTTAATAAGATGAAGGATTATTTATTCCATGAAAAAATACTTCAAATCCTATTTTTGCTATAATAATAGCAGGTAGCCAATTGAATCCTTGAGGAATAAAATATCTATAAATAAGAAATTCTTTTAACAAATCAGGGAATATCATTAATGGATATGTTTTACGAGTCCAAATAAATCCTAGAACCCCAAAAGCTCTTAGTCCACAGAATATTAGGAATAAAGGATGAGATTTCAAATCAAACCAATACCAAGCTAGAACATAAGCTGCAAGATCATTTATTTTATCAATTGACTGATAATTAAATAATTTAGTACATTTATCTTTGTAATAACCTTGATTCCATGAATAAATAAAACTAGGAATATTATCAGTTAAATCTAATACACCTAGTATAATTGGTAAAACTATAAATAGATAAGATGAACTCACATATTTAGATATAATCCAAAAAGTTCCAAAAGTTAATATAACACGAAGAATCGCACCATAGATTATAGTTTTTTTACATATATTTAGATCAATTGATTTTTGGATTTTTTCCATTAATATAAGATATATTATTATAAATTTATTATTTAATATAATAATATAAATGAATAGTTTACCTTCAGATTCTATTACAGAAATTTATAATTTTATTTCTGATAAAAATGTTAAAATTTATGATACAAATCTTGATATGTTAGATATTATTAACCAATATTTAGAAAAGAAAAAGGGTGAACAATCATTTATTTTAGTAGATTTAGGAGATATTATTAGACAATTTAATAAATGGAAAAAAAATTTACCAAGAATAATTCCTTATTATGCAATTAAATGTAATCCATGTCCAATTATTATTGAATTATTAAACAAGTTGGGTTGTTGTTTTGATTGTGCTTCACAACAAGAAATATTAAAAATAATAAATTTAGGTATTGAACCAAAAAATATTATTTTTGCAAATCCATGCAAACCAGTTGATTTTATTAAATTTTCAAGATCAAATGATGTAGATTTATTAGTTATTGATAGTTCATATGAACTATATAAAATAAAATTATATCATCCAGAAGCAAATTTATTAGTTAGAATTCAAACAGATGATTCTAAATCAATGTGTAAATTTAATTGTAAATTTGGTGTTGAATTAGATGAAGTTAAAGAAATTTTAGAATTAGGTAAAATTTTAAATCTAAGTATTATAGGTGTTAGTTTTCATGTAGGAAGTGGTTGTGAAGATGCCAATGTTTATAGAACTGCATTATCTGATTGTAAAAAAATATTCGAAATAGCAAAAACATTAGATATTAATATGACTTTAATAGATATTGGTGGTGGTTTTCCAGGGACTGATAATGCAAAAGTTCAATTTGAAGAAATGGCAGATGTTATTAATAAATCAATTGATGAATTATTTATTGATAATTTAGAAATTAAATTTATTGCAGAACCAGGACGTTATTTTGTAGCATCATCACATACTATTGTTTGTTCAATAATAAATAAAAAAGAGAAAATTGACAAAAATACAAATGAAAAGTTAATAACTTATTATATATCTGATGGAGTATACAAAAGTTTTTCAAATATTATTTTTGATTATAGTAAACCTGATTTTATTCCATTTAATGAAAGAAATGAAAAAACATACGCAAGTATACTATATGGGGAATCATGTGATAGTTTAGATATTATATCAAAAAACTGTCAATTACCTTTATTAGCTATTGGTGAAAGTATAGTTGTTAAAAATATGGGTGCTTATACAATAGCAAGTGCTACAGAATTTAATGGTTTTACAAAAGCTGAATTATATTATATATTAACTTGATAAAATAAAATCTAGTATTTATTTGTGCATCCTGTTGTACAAATACTACTTTGTCTATTTGCAATACTACAAGGTAAATCAAATTCTAAATCATTTTCTAACTCGGTTGCAAATCCACGAGCCATTTGAAATGGAATTTGATTTAACTTCTTTTTTGAATTATCTAATGGATTAACTATTTGAAAATTTGATCTTATACTACTAAAATATAATTTAATTGAATTTATTAAATAACAGATCTTTTCATTAATAATATTTTTTAAATAGTCCTCTTTGATAGCAAAATCATTAAAATCATCATATTCAATAGTACTAATATATTCAGCATTTGACTTCATATGTTCTTTAATTTTAAGTTTTGATTCAGGATTTGTATTTAAATCAAACACAAATTGTGAAACCGTTTTATTATATTCAATCAGTTCAATATATTTTGATAAATTGATAGCATCTGGATGAATTGGATAATTTGATTCATCATCTAATACAAACTCGCAGATTTGTGTTCCTAAATTTATATCTGCAAGTTTTAAATTTGTTATAGATTCTGATGTTCTTTTCATAATCATTCCAATTGAACTATAACAGTTTCCATTAATAGCAAGTCCAGAACCACGAATTGTTAGTTTATGAGTCTGAGTAGTTTTAGATCTTGCAAAAGCATCAACTATTGTCCAATCAGAATTAGGCGTGATAATACTTGAGAATTCTGTTTGAATTCCTCCAAACATACGACCAAAAATAATATCACCCAAGCATCTAGTTAGTTTAAGCGAGTCACACACAACTCTATCAATAGAATCAGAATATAACTTTCCTATTGCTTGATTAACTGATGATTCAAAAACAAGTTTTATTTCTGAATTTACTTTAATTGCCTCTGTATAAAGTTTTACTAGTTTGCTCATAAATACTTCATTATCTTGTTCAATTAAATTATTCCTAATAACATCATATTCAACCATTTTTAGTCCAGGATATGAATCAATTACAAACATATAGATCGTATTTGGTTGAGGACTTGTTGGTACTTCAATTTGTGATAATAGTGTATACTGGATATCAGGATATGATATATTACCTATTGAATTAGCTAAAGGTGCAATTCTTGCTAATTCTTTACCGCCATTATAACTAAATAATTTGATCTCACAAGAATTTGAATTAACACGAGTTATAAATTCTGTGTGAATACGTGAATAGATGTCATTACTAACAATAAGATTAATTTCTTTCTCATGGTCAGTTGTTAGATCAAACTTGACAGTTGGCATAACAGATGTCTGGATATTAAAATGAACCATCCAGGTATCAGAATTAATTTTTTGAATAGATTGAGATTCAGCTACAATACTTGTCATTATAAAATATACTTATATTTTATAGCATATGAGTTTAAAAGATATAAAATTCAATTTTTTTAATTTGTTAATTGGTTAACTGGTTAATTTGTTGTTTTAATTTTTCCAAATATAACTTAAATTCTTTATAATAATAGTCAGAATTAGATCCGGTAATATCATCCATAGCAAACGTTTTTGATTGGGATATAAATGCACCATTACATGCAGTTATATTATTAGTTCCATAATACTCTAAATTAATAAAATGTCTTTCATCTGTTGTTATATCTGAAATAAATGTTATAATGTATTTATCAACAAATATTTTAATAACTTTAGTTGTATCAAATAAAGGATATTGTAGACTATGAATTAACGAGTATAAACCTTGTTTAGGTTTTGTGATCAAATATTTGATTTGTTTAACTGAATTTAAATCTGAATGGGATTTTATTTCCAATGTATCTGTATCAATCAGAATATATTCAGATCCAATTGATATATATAATTGTTTATAGTACGAATAATTATATAAATATCCTAGTTTTCTTGAATCACACCATTGATTTCTTGCATATATAGGATTTGGAAAATCAGATTTTTTCATCATACCAACACGTGCATTAATTTTTAGTCCTATAAATTGATCATCTAATAAACAAACATATTTAATATCATTTGGAAGAATATACTGTGGCCCTAATAATGGTCTAATATGTGGATCACCACCAGATAAAATACTTAAACTATTAATTGGGATAGCTGCATAGGTCGAGTTAGAAGTAAATATAAATTGATAAGTATTTGTATTTGGATTAGATGTTAATTTTGTTCCTATAATATTATAATTAGAATCAAATGATCCATTAATATATTTGTGAAGTAAAATAAAATTTGTATTTGTATTAATATCAATATCCATAATAATTGAATTTGTTGGAGTAATAACAGAATCAGTATTTGAATCTAGAGCTTTGAAGTATAGTGAAAATAATGGTTGGGTACCATTAATATCTGGTAGAGCCACGTGTGATTCTGATTGGGTCATAATATTAATTAATATACTGCTTACAACTGAGCTTGAAATCTGATTAATTTTAACTTGAATATCATTTGCTTGGGTTGACCAATAAATATCCCCGTTAGTTTGCGGTTTTATTAAATCAACAGTTTGATTAATAAATGTATCAGTATTTTTATACATAACTATTTTACTTGATGATCCAGATTGATTTATTTGACTAGATAATATTTGTTTAATTGTATTATCTGATGCAATAACTGGAATTATTGATTGAGTAGTCGGATCAAAAATCCAATTACTATCAATATTAATTGGTTTATTATATATTTTTGTTAAATTTACACCAATTAAATTTACATTAGAAATATCAGTACCTGAAAGATCTGCATATAATAAATTAGCTAATGTTAAATTAGAGTAAGATAAATTAGCGTAAGATAAATTAGAGTAAGATAAATTAGAGTAAGATAAATTAGAAAAAGATAAATTAGAGAAAGATAAATTAGTATTAGAAATATCTGATCCAGAAAGATCAATTTGGAATAGATTCAAATTAGGACCTAATATTTTATTATCGAGTTGTTTATAGTTACTATTTGGTAAATTTAATGGTTTGGATAACACAGGCCATATCTTGGTATTTAATACAGTAGCACCAGATAAGCTTGTACCAGAAAGATCACAACCAGATAAGTCTGTGCTAGATAAATTAGCACCAGATAAATTAGAACTAGTAAATCTAGTATTAGAAATATCTGATCCAGAAAGATCAATTAGTTCTAGATTTAGACCAGGACCTAATATTTTATTACCAAGTTGTTTATAGTTTGAATTTGGTAAATTTAATGGTCTGGATATAACAGGCCAAGACTTGGTATAAAATAAATTAGCCCCAGATAAATCAGTCCCAGAAAGATCACAACCAGACAAGTCTGTATTAGATAAATTAGATAAAGATAAATTAGAACTTGAGAGCACGGTATTAGAAATATCTGAACCAGAAAGATCAATCTGAAATAGATTTAAATTAGGACCTAATATTTTATTGCCAGCTTGTTTATAGTTACTATTTGGTAAATTTAATGGTTTGGATATAACAGGCCAAGACTTGGTATAAAATAAAGTTGCCCCAGATAAATCAGTACCAGAAAGATCACAACCAGATAAGTCTGTGCTAGATAAATTAGATAAAGATAAATTAGAACTTGAGAGCACAGTATTGGAAATATCTAATCCAGATAAGTCTATTAGTAATAGATTTAGATCAGGTCCTAATATTTTGTTGCCAACTTGTTTATAGTTACTATTTGGTAAATTTAATGGTTTGGATATAACAGGCCATGACTTGGTATAAAATAAAGTTGCCCCAGATAAGTCAGTCCCAGAAAGATCACAACCAGATAAATCTGTGCTAGATAAATTAGATAAAGATAAGTTAGAATTTGATAGCATAGTATTAGAAATATCTGAACCAGATAAGTCTATTAGTTCTAGATTTAAATCAGGACCTAAGATTTTATTACTAACTTGTTTATAGTTTGAATTTGGTAAATTTAATGGTTTGGATATGACAGGCCAAGACTTGGTATTTAATAAAGTAGCCCCAGATAAATCAGTCCCTGAAAGATCGCAACCAGATAAGTCTGTGTTAGATAAATTAGATAAAGATAAATTAGAACTTGAGAATACAGTATTTGAAATATCTGAACCAGATAAGTCTATTTGTTGT